AACTTATTGGAAGCGGTCAGCAGTTCGATCTGTTCAGATGCGGTTGACGCGCCGGCGGATATGATCTGGTACAAGGCCTTGGCCTGCTCTACCGGCGCCTGGCCAAACTCCACCGACATTTTCTTGACCGAGTCGCCCAGCTTGTCGATGTTGCCCGCGCCCAGGGTGGCCACTTCGCCCATCGCTTTCTCAAAATCAATGGCGGCTTTAGTGGCCAGCGCGAGTCCTCCCGCTACCGCGAGCCCGGCCATGCGGAAATTGCGGTTCCACTTGTCATTCAGTTGTTTGGCCTGGCGTTCCATCCGCGCCATTTCGCGCTTGGATATTCCACCGGCACGCTTCAAATCCCGCTCAAACTGAGCGGTCGAAGCTCCCAGGCTGACGACAAGTTTTGCAATCGATGCCATTATTCGTCCTTGATTTTAGTGAACGTGGAAAGCAACTGATCTTCCACGTCTTCTTGTGCACTGACCCGCTTGCGGTAAAACAGCATGAAATCAGACAGCGAGCGGTCCGGTGGTTGGTAGCCTTTTCTTGGTGCGGGTGTTTTGTGATTGAGGTAAAACAGATACATTGCAATCTGCGCCAGTTGGGCAACGATTTGTTGGGTGGGCAGCGGTGTATCTCTGCACCGGGCTATCCATGTCATTTCTTCTTGGGCCGACATGGCCCGGGTCATCTCCCCCACCGACATCCCCAGATCAGCGGCTAAGTCGTGCTGGAAGCTGAGTCGGGGATTGGCCCTTAGTCTTTTCCCTCTTCATCCAGGGTGTCTGGTTCCATGCCGTTCATCTTTTGAACAATGTTGAAAAAGTCACGCAACAGCACAGCAGGCAGTAAAGAGCCGAGTTCCTTATCCGTTCCCATGTGTGCGCCCTTTTCATCGCGCCAACAGAAGGCGACATAACGGGCTGAAAAGTTGGACATCCGGACCCGTGCCGACTGTTCGGTGTCATCTTTCTTACCGGTGAGTTTGGCAAAGGATAACTCGAACTCATCGCGCTCCTTGGATGAGAGGGGCATAAACCAAACGGCTTTCTGCCCCTCTTTTTCCAGCATCTTAATCGCCTCATCCGAGAGGGTGCCGTCCTTGGCAAGTTCAGCAAATTCCATGCGTTGCAGTTCAAGCGGAAAAGCGTGAATCCACGCATTTAATGCTTTATTTGCCATAGGTTATTAGCTCCTTTAGGTTGAGATGGTGACCGCGCCTGTGATGCGAAGGCCTATGCTGGCGCCTACTTTGTCATCGACTGCGATGTTGACCGGATGGGAATTCGGAAACGCATCAAAAGACAGTTTCGTTTGCGGGCTGTCCGTTAAGGCAATCTGGTAATACCCGGTAGTCTGGGCTGCAAAGTCCGTCCACAATGCCGCGTGCTGATTGGCAGTCGTGGCATGGTCCCAGACCACTTCGAGGGTTACGTCCCCATTGTCGGGAAGACTGGGAATAAATTCCTTTGCCGAACTTGAGAGATTAGTAACATCGATCTCTCCGGTGGTCCCTGTCGGGCCCGCGATGCTGATGACCTGTCCAATGGCCGTCAGTACTTGTGGTGATGCGCCGTCGCCCTTGCTGATCGTGCATCCTTGCGATTTCAAGTTAGCCATACATCCTCCTGTGGATTGGTTGGCATTGATGGAAAATGCCGGGATGACCGGCAACAAAAACCCTACCGGATGGCAGGGTGAAAAAATGGTTAAGCTAAAAAGGCCCAGTCGAGTGGGACCATATAAGTGTCTGTAGTTGCATCGTAAATCGGCCCGGACATGTTGCGCTGGTAGCCGTTGCCTTCCAGTGCCGCATACACTGCGTCCGCTAATGCTTGCGCCAGTTCTGCGGTTTTGTCCACGCAACTGAGTTGGATCAACTGGCTTTCCATATCACTGACACCGCGAATGGTATCAATGCGGTTGCCGGCTACCCGGAAGTACACGATTAACGGCACGGCTACCGACTCGGGCGCATGGCCGGGGTAGATTTTCGATTGTTGCGGACTGGTGGCCTGGCCCACAATGGCCCGCACTCCCGCGTTTGTATTCAGCGTAGTGTACAGGTCTGTAATGATGCTCATGATCGCCCGGTGAATCGACGCCTGTTAATGGATGTGTTGGTAACGGTGCCGGAATATTTGCGGCCAATCCGTGCACCCTCTTTTTCAATGGCCTTACCCATTTGCAGACTGTAGGTTTTGACAACTTTCAAACGGTTGTTTTCAATAGCCGGGCGCAAGAAGGGCTGCGCGTCTTGATTTACCGTGCCAAATTCCACGAAGTGTCCGTAGTACGCGCCGATGGGGTTGTCCCGCGTGCCGCCTTGCGATACACCCACACCCACGATCGCCGTCAAATAGTCGGGGTTGCGGTGCCGTTGCCGCTTGATGGATTTGCGCAGTGTGCCGGGTTGGTCCTTACCCGGCCCCATGATTTTGACGCCCGCTCTCTGGAACCGAATCGAGGTAAATGCGCCCTCGTCCTTGTCACTGACCGGCGCTCTGGCCTGTGCCTCCCGCCACACTGGATAAGCGGCATTGAACAGCGCCTTTGATACCATCTTGGTTTCGCCTTCCGCGCCTACTTCGCGGCTGATTTCTTTCAACGCCTTGTTCAGTTCATCCAGGCCGGTAATGTCGTATAGCAGGCGGACGGTCATTTGTCTTGCAGTAGTAAGCTGATCGTCCGGTTATAGGTCCGGCCCGCAGCGGTGGTCACGGTATTGACCACGCTGGAATACTTACCGCGAGTACCACCGGAAACCCACACCGTAGTCGTGGTTGTGGTTTCGCTATCGCTGTCCACGACAACTCCGTTATCAGCAGTCCATGCACTGGTGGCTATCGTGTCAGACGGGGATGATTCGGCCATAGTGGCGGCCCAATCAATCGTGTAATCAATGACTGCTTCTGGGTCTTTAATGGTGGTGAATGTCATGCTACATACCTGTTTCCGCGTGCCGTTGTGTAGAAAACCCGCCCGCCGGTGCCGGTGGCAAAATCACCATCTGCGCCGGTTGTGAATGTACGCTCCACCGGGGTCGAAGTAGCCGCCCGGATGACCACGCTCACGGTGCCGCCACTGGCGACGGCCTGAATCCCGACTAGCGAAACCAGCCCGGTTCCGGTGACCGTCACACTGCCAGGGGCTGCCGTGCTGATAACCCCGCTGGGTGACACGGTGACCGGTATGGCAATGCTGACACTGCCCACCGCTGCCGTACCAGATACCCCGCTAACCGCGAAAGCCTGCGGGATGCTGGCGACCACGCTGCCGACCTGGCCGGTGGCCTGAACACCGGATGCCGACACCACAATAGCAGTCAGGATATTGACCGAACCAACTGCACCAGTCGAGGCAACACCGGACGGCGAGACCACCGCCTTACCGCTGGCGTTTGCGCTATCGACTACGCCAGTTGCTTGAACGCTGCCGGGTAATGCCGTTGCTTTACCGCTGGCGTTCGCACTGCCAACCGCCCCAACCGCACCGCTTCCCGTGACGTTGACAGTTTCGGGTATGCTGACCGTTACGCTATCGACCACGGCGGTCGTTTGTACGCCGTTGGGTACTACCGCTTCAACCGCAACAGCCGCATCGACTTCGGATTCGCCGCCTTCGATCGGACCGGCACGCGCGTGACGGAGCAGGACATCCAGTTCGGCGACGAGTTCATCCCCGCAGGCACGATGGTCCGGGCCGGTGCCGATTACGAGTTCATCGGCGCCGCCTACGGGTACTCGATCGTGAACAGCGGCAAGATCGAGGCCGGAATCAGCGCCGGGCTGACGGCCATCGCCTTCGACTTCAATGTGGCCACCTCGGGACTCCCCACGGACATCGACGCCCGCGAGGACGCGACCCTGCCCCTGCCGGGTGGAAGAACCTGCAACAGTGGCCGCCGGGCAGCGGGCCGAGTTGCTGAGCATGCAGAAGGCCATGGAAGCCGTCATGAAACAGCTCGAAAAAGATCCCGGGCAATTGCAGTAACAAAACCCAGCGCGAGGACCTGGTTGTCAGGGAGTCGGGCCCGGGGCGGCCTCCGTTGCCGTCTCGCTCGTGGGGTCCGGCTGCGCGGCGTCGAAGTCCCAGCCTCCGCCGAGAGCCTTGTACAGAGAGACAAGCTCCTGCGCCACCCTGGCCTCGGTGGAGACCAGTGCGTCCTGCTGCTCGAACACGTCGCGCTGCGTGTCGAGCAAACGGAGGTCGGTCTTGCCTTTAAAAGGCGCAACGATCTTGGCGATGTTCTCGCGGTTGCGGCCTTCGCTGAAATTCGGAACGCACTCGAGTATCTTCTTCATGGCGGAGCCGGCTCCTTTTTTTTCGCTCGCTACCCCTATTCCTATCCGGTAATCGTCGGCGCACGAATGGTTCGAGGGATTTTAAAACCCTCACATGAAACCTGACGGTACTGTACCCGTTAGAAAGCTAGTTTTTAAAACAACTATCCCGGGTATTGGGGTATTCAGAAATGTCAAACTCCAAGCACCAAATACCAAGTCCCAAACAAATACCAATGACCGAAACTCA